CATTCATAAAATTAATCAAATCTTCTCTAGCAAACCTACAAATTCCATCAACCATAATTGGTTTAAGTTCTGGATACTTATTTTTCCACTTCCAGAATGTAGCTTGACTAACTCCAAGGAATTGACAAGCTTCAGTTGCGTTGTAATAGTGCTGTCTTCCTGCTTTTTCTAATGCTTTCAGCTCATCTTTACTCAGTTTTCCCTTACTGCCTGTAAAGTGTTCTTCAAAAGTCGGCTTCATTTCCATGAAAGTTGCTTCGATTAGTTCTTGCAGGCTTTTTTTATTGATTAGTCCCATCATCTTTTCTCCTTACTGCCTTCTTTAATAATTTGGACTTTCTTTCAATCTCGCTCATTGTTTACTATCCTTCATGTCATTTGCTTAGCTCCTTTCTATAACTGGTAAAACTCTTTGGCTACATAAAAATTTATTAATAAAATATTGTTGCCCTTTACCAGTAACCTTGGCTGTTTTTGTTAGCGTAACTGTACCGTTAGAATGTGTAATACTAGTTTCCTTAATTTGAAATATTCCCATTGCTACTGCTTTTTGTGTAGGCATGTTATAATCTGTGCCTTTTCTTTTAATTAAATATCCGTGTTCTCTAAGCCAGGTAAACAGTCTATTTTGTCCAATATCTACACCATTTTGTCTGATAAGCTTAGCCAACTCACCAACTAAAATTGAACGATTGCTTGTAGCTACTGCGTCTGCAAATAGTGCTTTTGGTTTCATTTCAGCGATTTGAATATCTTTTTGCTTTAGCTGGTCGGCGGCTTGTTGAAGTAAGTCGGCTAAGGTTGCACCTGATCTATCATGTGTGATGTCGTATGCCTTTTTGTCAGTCATATAAACGCCCTTGTGAACAATAGCTGGCAATACTTCAGACGTTACCCACCGTTTAAATTTCTTAGCATTTGGCATTTTGCTAGATAAGATTAAACTGTACAAGCCTGATTCGTTGATAAGCCAACCGCCCCGCTGTCCTAAACTCAATAACGATTCGTTATTGAGTTTATCTTCATCATCAACATGGTCAGCTAATGCCTTACTTGAGTTTGTATATCCTAAAATGTCTGCTACATCTTTACCAACAAAATATGGTTTTCCGTCAATGTTTAATGCTCTAATTTCGTTGTTTTCAAAATTGAATATTTGAATTTCATTGTTGTCAATCATTTTAAACTGTTCCTTTCTCACAGATTTTCAAATTCTTTGTTTCTCAACTTTTCAAGATCCTTGATTAATTTTTTAGCAATTTTATTTCGAGTAAAAGTTGGCAATACTTCAGACGCTAGCCAAATGACAAAATCTATGTTTGCTAGTCTGCGTGAGTGTGAAATCAGCCTGTATAGATTTGGTTCACTTATAAAATCCTTTGGCATAACGTCGAACACAATGTGGATACCTTGTTTATCTAATTTTGCTTTAGCTCTCTTTGTGTCTTTAATGTTCAATATTTTGCAAACATCTTCTAAGTTGAAATATAGATCACTATTAATTACTCTTATTTTGATTTTGTTGTTTTCGAAACGTAATATTCGGATACCGTTTTCTATGTTTTCCATGTCTTTCTCCCCTTTGCTTTTTTCTGCTGGCGTGAGTACTATGCTTTTAGTTTCCCTTTGCTTTTATATAAATTTAATATAAATTTTTCCTTGATAATTATTATTCTTATAAATTTCTACCCCGTCATAAAAACATCCATTTAACCAATCTTTATATTCCTCTATATCTTTACATTCTTGAAAATCGCTTAATTCAAAATATTCTATATGTTTAACTGAAAGAGGAAACCCAAACGCATACTTGGCTAATATCATATAATTTGCGTCATCGTAAAACTCTATCTTAACTGATTCTTCTTCTTTTAATTCATCAACTAAATCTTGTGTATTAATTTCATATATATTTTTTTCCATGTCTCTCTCCTTTTCTTTTATAGGGGGGCGTTTTGCTACCCCCTTTGTTTATAATTTTTGTACGCTTTTTTTAGTACTTTTGCCCAAAATTATATAGTTCATTGGTATTTTGTATAATGAACACATATCTTTTAGTAATTTCATCGGTATTTTTGAACTGTCAATTTCATATTTAGAAATTGTTTGAAAGTTTACTTTTAAATATTTGGCTGCTTCCCTTTGCGTCAGTCCTTTATTAACTCTTGCAGCCTTAAGTGTAATTTGCATTTTTGCCCTCTACTTTCTTAGTTTTTTTACAATAGTTTTAAGAGATCTAGAAGTAAATTTATTATACCTAGTCCTAGCAATACCCATAGCACTATTTCTAATAGCTTTTTATTTTTATTCATGGTATACTTTTGAGTGAGTTTTTAAGCTCAATAATTAAGGGGATTATTTCCCCTCAATTATTTTTATTATCTGGATGACTAATTCAATAAGCTTTTCTAGCAAACCGAGTGTTGCGGTGGCAAGAGCTAGCTTAACGAGTTGGTCATCTTTTTTATTGTTCTTTTTTCTCACTCATTAACCTCCTTTCTTCTAACTGATTATATTGTACGATTTTTTTAGTACTAAGTCAACAAAAAATAATAAAAAGCTTTGTTTTTTTCGAACTTTTATTGATAATGTAGTTTTTTTACTATAATATTAAGTAAAAAGGAGTGAAATATTATGGCAAAACATGCACCTCAATATTATGAAAACTTGAACTATTTTAATAATCAACTCAATCATTTAATGAGTGTACACGGTACTAAACAAGTTGATTTAGTCAATGCGTTAGATATTCCTAAAACAACAATTAATGGGTATGTTAAGGGGACATCTTTGCCTAATATGGGAAACTTGCAAAAATTGGCTGATTATTTTAATACTCTCAAGTCAGATTTGGATTTAAGATTTAAGAAAGACGCTGACGAGCAAATAGATATTTCGCCTGTTTATAATCAATTAACTGATATTAGAAAACATAAAGTATATAGTTACGCAAAACAACAACTAGACGAGCAAAACAGCAATTTGAATGAGAACCGCTCTATATACCTTGTTGGTAGCTCCGCCGCTGGTCTTCCACTAGATTATGGTGATTTAGATGCTGAACTAATTGACTTATCTAACATCCCTGCTAAGGCTGATAAGGCTATTCACATTAAAGGCGATTCTATGGAGCCTAAGATTGCCAACAATTCAATTATCTTTTACCATGAACAACCTACTCTCGAAATTGGTGAGATTGGTATTTTTGAAATTAACGGCTCTGCTGTCACCTGCAAAAAGTATTATGTAGACTATGAAAGCAAAAAGATTGTTTTAAAGTCAATCAATCCTAAGTATGAACCAATGTACTTTAATGGTGATCAAGTGCGTATTTTAGGGAAAGTAGTATTTTAATATTGTGTCCGCAATGACATTAAACTAACCCAAGATTAAACCCAGGAGGTTACTAGGATGAATAAAAAAGTTATTAGTATTTTAGGAAGTGCCGTTGCAGTCGGCTTATTAACTACTGCATGTAGTGATAGTTCTAACAACGGTGGAACTAGAGTGGAAAATTCTAAAAAAAGTAAAACAAGTGCAAAGTTTTATAAAGTTGGTGAAACCGTAAAAGTTGACAATGTTGTATATACTTTAAAATCTGTTGAAAAGACTGATGAACGTAACGAATTTGCAGATACTAAGCCACAAAACGTTATTAAAGTTGTTTACCATGTTAAAAATTGTGGCAAAGAAGAGTTATCAATAGGCACAGACTTGAATGTATATGGTCCTAACAATAGCAAGTTGAAATCTTACCCAATAAATGGTCAAACGCTTGACACAATCGCACCTGGTAAAGAATCTGACGTGGTTACTGGATTTGGTACTGATAAATTAGGCGACTTTGAATTGCAATTTAAACCGCTCGTATCAATTAATAAAGCTGCTAAGTTCAAAATTAACGTTAAATAAAAAAAAAATCGCAAGCACCGGAAATACTCACGAGGATTAGCCTAGATTATCTTTGACATTTTTGCACATAGGGTATATACATTTTTGAGTATAGGGTATACTCTAATTTATAAAAAAAGTCAGATTTTATATCTATATATTTATATTTTGCTAAAAAAATAGTCCAAATACTGAAGACTATAAAAGCTGAAATTTTTTACTGTCTGCGGAGGATTTTATGAAAGTTACAAAGTTGGTTGTTGGTATTTTGCAAATTCTTTTTGCGGTAATCATTTTGGCACAATCATGTGCTATTGGTGTAGGTCATGCAGTTGAAAACAAAACCTCAGATGCTGGTGGAAGTATCGGATTCTTAGTTGCTATCCTCTTCTTAGCAACAGGTATTACCTACATCGCAACTAGAAAAAGTGAAAAACTCGGCGGTGACATTGCTGGATTAATTATGATGCTCATCACTTGGATTTTTGCAATCACTAATGCTCACGATTACGAAGACTTAATGTTTTGGGGTTGGTTAGCATTTATCATTGGTGTTGGCTTCTTTGTATGGCACTACATGATTAACAAAAAAGCATCAAATAAATCTAAGTAATCTACAAAAGTCTTCCGCCAAGGAGGGCTTTTTGTTTTAGTGCAAAAATAAAAAAAAGACCCTCAACACATTGTTGAGAGCCTTAAAAATAAAAAATAAGATAACCCCAGGCACATAGGAATTCTCAGCAAATGCCTACCCCATTCTGGGACCCAGTGTTAATCCATCACAAGTTATCTTTCTAAGAAGATTATATACTACTAATTTCTTAACTTCAAATTTTTTAACGAAGGAATAAAAAGCCAGCTGAATGCTG